GTTCCGAAGAGAAAGCCGGACTTTCCGATTTGCCCCTAACGGGTGACGATTCGATTGGATCTTACAACGGCTCGTACACTCTGCCGGTACAGTACAACTCGGAAGTGCTTCGGGTAGCACTCGACAATTCAGCCATGATGGGCCGCGTTCGCAGCGTACCCGTCCCGGCGATCACCGCGTACTGGCCCACTACGGTTGACGAGTTGGCTTTCACTAAGCTGACAAATCAGAACACCGACAAGACCGAAGACACTTTGACCTTCGGTCAGTTGACTCTCACGACCGAGATATACGCCGCGTTTATCGCCATCGTTGAAGAGTACGACGAGGATTCTCTCGTGGCCATCGGCATATTGGTTCGGGATATGTTCGGCGAAGCATGGGGCAAGAAGTTCGATACCCTCTGCCTTTCCGACAGTACCTATGGTGCAATGTTCACCTCGGGCATTCTTAGCCAGGTGATGGAAGTAGGTGACTCGGCATTTTCAAACCTGGACATCGACGACCTGAACGACATGGTGCCGAATCTTACGACCAGCGCGAAGCGTGCAGGGATCGAGTACTTCATGCACATTACCAACTTCGACACAATAGAAAGCGAGAAGGACGCCGACGGTAGTTATGTTCTCAGAACACCTGCCGAAGGCGCACCGAGACGGGTCAAGGGAATCGAGGTAGTAACCACCGATGGTATGCCAGCACTTGCCGACTCTGCCGCTTCGACCGCGTTCATTGCATTGGGCAACCCGCGTCACATAATCAATGGTACACGTGTACCCTTTGAGTTCAGGGTTTACGACCAGACTCAGAGCAACATGGAATCCGGTCAAGTTTTCCTCAGGGTCCGGGTGCGGTCAGCGTTCGCGCTTTCCAATGCATCCAACTGGGTTAAACTCGTTACCAACGCTTAGAACTAAAGAGGCGCCGAAGTAGGGCGTTATCCTAACAAGGGATTCTTTAGTCATGGAGGCAAAACATGGGATCTAATGTATATCTGGAAGACGTTGCGAGTTACGGGTACGACACCGAAGCTGCCGCAACTGCTATTCGACTCGACATTCCCGGCAAGGCTGGCAAAAGAATTGCCATCCGCGCATGGGGTGCACAGTGTGGCGCGACCGCCACCTATATGTACTTTATGAGGGTACTTGGTAGGACAACGGTCAACGGGGCGCAGGCCTCCGGTATCACGACTCAGATCGTGCTTACCGACGCAACCTATGGTGGGGCAACTCTCGCCACTAACGACTGGTTGGCGTTCAAGATGGACGACGGCACGGTTCATTTCTCGTACGTGACCGGTGGTACTTATCGATCACTCACAATCAACGACGCGCTCGACGACACTATGGCCGATGGTAATGAAGTGTGGGCGTTCATGGCATATGGCGACGAGGGGCATCTTAAGTACAAGCTGACTACCTCGGCACAGACTACCGGGGAACTTGACGGTGGTATGTTCTATGCCGATGCGAAGGGCGATCCGATGATCGTCTACCACGCAAACGATGCCGCTGTTGCGGGATCAATCGACTACGTTACGGTCGATTTCATCAATAAATAGGGATATGGGGGCTTCGGCCCCCTGCCCATTGGAGGGCATATGCTGACAAGACTAACCTTTGATATTCAAGTAAAGCGCCCCGGCAGGACACACGATTTCCAAAAAGGTGACGTAGTGAACCTCGATCGGTGGCCGGAAATTGAGAAGGCCATAACGAAGAAAAGCAAGCGTCAGGTATCGCCCTCGAATAAGATGGTCACGGACATAGAGGAAAAATAAATGCCGCACATAGAGACGTTAGACACCACTAATAATCTGGTCGATATAGATGAGGTTATGTACTTCCTCGGTATCGCTGATCCAGCAGAAGAACGTCTAACCGATCTCATAAACGAGGCATCCATATGGTTCAACAACGAATGTGATAGGCAGTTAAAGAGCCGGTCACAGACAGAGTACCACGACTATCAAGATTCACCGGTTCTTTATCTCGACCATCCACCGGTATCAGCAGTGACGCTATACACAAATTCATCAATACCCAGGGCATACGGAACCGACGACATTATCGCAGCGGACAACTACGAAATCTACACCGAGGACAATATCGGGAAACTGGTATTAACCAACGCAACGTTCGACTTCGGTCGGCGTACTATAAAGGTGATATACACTGGTGGATTCTCAACGATACCGGCAGACCTAAAATCCGGTGTATTGAACCTGATAGGCCAATGGTATTGGCTGAACAAAAACAATGCGTTTGGAGTTACCGCCCACGATAGGCCGGAAGGCAGCGGGGTAACGATAGATAGGGATCTTCCAACGCAGACAGTCAGAGCAGTAGCGCGGTATCGCCGTAATGGGTGGATCGTGTGAAACTAACATTCGAGCAATATCAGTCAAAGGTGAAGCGATGGACCCGCAGATACCCCGACGCTATAGTCCAGGCGTTCAAAGAAGAATTACCATACTTGGTCGGGGATGCTGTTCGGACGCACTTGAGCGGCCCACGTATGGCGAAAGGCAAGGGCAGTAAGGCCAATGCAACACTGGCACGACAGAGCGGGTTCTTGGCTCGAAGCATACAGGGCCGTATACGGAATGCAGCCAGTAGGGTGATAGGCCAGATTGGTACGAAGTTAGGACCATACCCGAAGCTGCACGAAGAGGGTATCGGCAAAATGCCGGAGCGCCCTTTTCTCGCACCTACCGTGAAGCGCAATAAAAAGCGGGTTATGCAGGAAATCTTGAAACGTATCATAAGGTCATACAATGCCCAGCGGTAGACAGCAGATAATGGATAGAGTGCTTGTGATACTCCCAGCGATCACAATCGCCAACGGATATAATACTGATGTTGCATACGTCACCGAAACAGCACACCAGTACAACGAATTGAAACCGAAAGAAATACCGGCACTTGTTCCGGTTGATCTTGATGAAGAGAGGGACATGGTGGCGTTCCCTACAGGTTCGTCGTATGGGCAGCGCGGTATATTGACTTTGAGAATTTCCGCTGTGGTGTACGATAGGCAAAATGATACGAGAACCAAGCGCCTGAACCTTATGCGTGATGTAGAAAAAGCATTATTGAATGATGCGACATTAGCGGCGTTAGGCGTAGACATTGAACCAACGCGGATAATAACGGACGACGGTACAATCCAATACTATTCGATGTGGGATCAGTTTTTCAGTATCACGTATTATTATAACAGAACAGACGGAGGATAATTATGAGTATCAGAGTACCTACAGCGGGTAAAGTTTCAATCGAAACTAACACAGTATCCGAATATGTCAACGGCGAATTGACTGTTGATATAAACATTGCCGACACTACGCCTATCGGACAGTCGTGGAGCAGCGGAACGGAAGTCGGCAGAAGTTGGTCATTCAATGCAACGCACAACTATGACCCAGAGAACACAGCACAAGCGGCATTACTTACGGCTATGACTTCGGGCGATGCGGCGTTTACTACGGTGGCGATCTACGGCACAGCGGCGGGGAACTTCTTTCAGGGTTCTGCGAAACTGACAACCGCAGGCGTTAGCAAAGGAACAGGCGGACCGGATCAGATTACATGGTCGGTTCGAGGCAACGGAGCATTGACATACACAACATAAGGAGCAGTGATGTTTGACGTAGAATTGGGCGCACCCGAATGGGATTACACGCCAAAGTTCAAAGGCAACGATAAGGCAGACAAGCCGGGGTCCGTGAGGCTCCGGCTTTTATCTGTAGAAGAGCAAGAAGAATGTCTGGGGTTTGGGGCTAAACTTGACCGGGCTAAAATGTTCACCTACGGGGTGGTTGAGTTTAAAGGGTTTAGCGTCAGAGGCAAACCGATCAAGACGGCGGCGGACGTACTCGAGACACAAGGTCAACTGTATGGGCTATTCGCCGAAGTGTGGATCGAGATAAATAACAAGTTGTTTTTATCTGAGGGCGAAGTAAAAAACTAACACGGGCGTTCTGGGCAATCCAGGGGGATGGAGACATTGAACAGTTATGCGAACAGAAACACGGCAAGTGCACCGGGAGATCCTTATATCCCTGGAACGTTGGAAACACTACCGTCAACGTCTGCCCCGTCCCTCTTGTGGCTGGTAGCGCCCTTGTCATTCAATTTTTCAACAGGTACAAAATGTTCGGCTTACCCGAGCTATCTAACTACAAGCCGAGTTGGTACGGTCTACCCGCTCGGTGGGTTCGTATCCTGATGTTGTTAGAAAGCGAAGCCGGGAAGATTCAATCGGCACGAATCGAGAACCGGAGAAGCCCAAAAGGGACATGGGATCAACTGCAAGGTGCAATCCAATAAGGGGGAGTCATGGCGGACAGAGACCAAGTATTTGTTGACATAGTAACCGAAACCAAAAAATCCGTAAAATCTCTCGCCATGTATACTGCCGGGATCACGGCGGCATATCTTGCAGTCAAGAAAATGTTCCGTGTTGTCGGTGATCTGAAAGACGCATACGCCGTGCAAGAGCGATCGGAACGGAAACTACAGGCAGCGTTGAAGGCCACCAATTATGCGGTGGGTATATCGTTCACGCAGATGAAACGGTTTGCCACGCAAATGCAAAAGACTACCGGTATCGGTGACGAGTTAATTCTCGGCGCTCAAGGTCTCATGACCACGTTTACAAAGATAGGGAAGAACGTATTCCCCGACGCGATTAAGGCCGCTGCGGATATGTCAGTCATGTTCGGTCAGGATCTTGAACAGTCTGTTATATCGTTAGGCACCGCATTGAATGACCCGATTGTCGGTGTCGGCAGATTGCGCAGGATTGGTATTTCATTCACCGAAGACCAAAAAAAGATGATTGCCGGATTCGTTGAAGCGAACGACATCATGAGCGCACAGAAAGTTATACTCGACGAATTATCAGTTGAGTTCGGCGGAGTAGCCGAGGCGATTATGGTCGGTCCGGTCGGCGCGTTGGAAATGCTGACCGGGCAACTAAACGACCTCAAGGAGAAAGGCGGTAGGGCACTTCTTGAATTCTACGAACCAGCGATACAAGGATTTCTAGATTTAACCGAAAGTATCAACGACACGTTGACGGCGAAAGAAGCATTGAACGCGGCGCTATCCGGTACGGGTACTGACTATGAAACGGCTATAGAGATACAAGAAGTCAGGCGGCGAGAAGCACAGCAAAACTATGCAAAGTTCAAAGCAGAAATGACAGAGGTATACGGTGGTATTCCCGCTGGATATGCTGACGAACAAAATAGACTACTCAACGAGATTTCCGCAGAGGCATCAAAACTCTATTGGTTGCAAGAACAGAAGGACGCGCAAGACGCTATACTGGTTGCGAGAGAAAAAGCGGCAGAACTTGCGGCAGAAGAGGAAGCCACGCGAAAAGCGCACGAGAAGGACCTTGAGAATTTAGCGGAAGCATTCGCGAAAACTGACGAGGGGCAAATAGCTGCGTTAGAATCATCGATTGCTTATTTTGAATCATTCGAGCAAGTAGGAAGGGTGATCCCTATATTGGAATACCTACGAGAACAATTGCGTGCAATTAACGAAACAGCGACAGATACAGCAGACATATTTTCTGGTCAATTTAGTAATCTCGGGGCAAGTCCATACGGTGACGGGCGCGGTAGTGGACTCGGCCAGAAATACAACCCGACACCAGGAGACGAGCGTACAAGGCGATTGAAAACAAGCCCGTATGGTGCAGGACTTGGCAGCGACCTTGGCGAAAGGTATAGGAAGGGAGCAGCTGCGGCAGCAGAATACGTTGCGGTGGTAGACAAGATCCGTTCAGCCGGGGAAAAACTATTAGCGATAGAACAGGAACGTGGGCTACTCGCAGAGGGCGAGAAACTACGGATCGAACTATTGACCGAAGAACAGAA